GCCCGCCTGACCGCCGAGCAGGAACGCGCCGCCACTCGCGACCAGTTGGACGTGGCGTTGAACGCTGCGGACAACCTGACCCGCGAGCGCATAGAAACCGCACGCTTGACCCAACAGGACGACAAGCTGCGCACCGAGCAGTTCGAGACTGCCATTCGGCTTCAAAACGAAGCCCAACGTAACCTAGGAGTCAATCGTGGCCCAACCATCCAGTAACAACAGCATCAAAGACCTCGAAGCCGTCCCCTACCACAAGCGCATCGCCATGGGTGCGGCGCTCGACGGCACGAGCCTGCAGTCCAAAGGCGGAAAAGCCCTCTCCGCCCCCAGCAGCAAAGGAGGTGCCCTGGCCGGGGCCGCCGTTAAGCCCAAAAAGTAAACCCCTATGACCCTAACCGTAACGCAGCTGATTGGCGCGTTCAAGGCACGTCAAGCTGAAATAAGCTATTCCTTAGCGGTCGGAAACGCCGCGACATGGGAGGCGTATCAGCGCATGGTCGGCGAACACAACGGGCTGCAGAAAGCCCTTGAAATTATTGATAACTTTTTAGAGGATGAAAATGAACATGACTGAACCAGTAGCGTCGCAAGACGCTGAGATGGCTTGGGCCTTTCCGAGCGTAGATCCTGGTGCGCAGCCGTTAGGTGGTCGGGTGTTGGTGCAGTTGCGCCGCAGCCGCAAAAAGACCACCAAAGCAGGAATCGTACTTGTTGAGGAAACCAAAGAGACCGAAAAGTGGAACACGCAGGTCGCCAAAGTCATCTTGATTGGGCCGCTCGCTTTCCGTCATCGCGACTCGATGAACCCCTGGCCTGAGGGGTCGTGGTGCGCGGTGGGTGATTTTATTCGTGTGCCCAAGTGGGGCGGCGACCGTTGGGAGGTCCGAGTGCCCGGCGAAAATCACATGGAAGACCCCACCCTTTTCATGATCGTCAATGACCACGAGGTCATTGCCCGAATCACCGCCAACCCGCTCGAGACTAAGGCATTCCTATGAGTACGGAAACTGAAGAGAAAATCCAAATCAAGGAGCAGGCCGACGGCTCAGCCACCGTGGACCTGCCTCAAGACCTGGCCCCGGTGGCCGACGATGATGACGGCGACGACGCACCCGAGTCAAAAGCCGACGCCAGCTCAGCTGACGATCCGGCGGACGCCGACTCCGACGACGACACCGAAGCCCTCCGCAACGCCAAACGCGAGCGCCGCCGCGCCAAGCGCGAACTAGCCCGCAAAACCAGCGCCGAGAAAGATCAGCGCCTGCAGCTGCTCCAGCGGCAGAATCAAGAGCTGATGGAACGGTTGTCGGTGGTGGAGCGTAAGACGCACGCCGGCGAACTCGCTAAACTTGACCGCGCCGTTGAAGATCAAGAGCTGCGGCTCGAGTACGCCAAGCGCAAAATCGCCGAGGCCACCCGCGCCCAGGACGGCGACGCCCTGGCACAGGCGCAGGAGCTCTGGTACGAGTCGAGGCAGCAGCTCGAGGCGTTGAAAAATCTCAAAAAAGCGAGCACCAACCCCCGTCAGGCCGCCAACCTGCCCGATCCGAGGGTGCAGAAAATGGCCGCCGCGTGGATCAATCGCAATGATTGGTACGACCCGCAGCACCGCGACACCGACTCCCGAATCATCAAACAAATCGACGAGGAGCTAACCGCCGAAGGGGGTTGGAACCCGGCTTCCGAGGAGTATTGGGAGGAACTCGACGACCGGGCAAAAAAGTACTTGCCTCATCGGTATGATTCAGGCTATAATGCGGGGAATCAACGTCAAAAGCCCCGTAACATGCAAACTGGTACTGGTCGAGAGTCTTCAAACAGCGGCAACGCTCGTGGTTCATTCACACTGAGCCCCGAGCAGGTTCGCGCTATGAAAGACGCCGGCTTCTGGGACGACCCCGCCAAGCGCTCCAACATGATCAAGCGCTACGCGGCCGAAGCCCGCCGCAACTCAACCCGTAACTAAGTGAGCACCACTATGGACCAAAGACTAAAGAAATCTCTCACCGCCGGTGGTCGCGAAAGTCGCGCAAGCGAGGACCTCGATCGACTGCCGCCGGAGGCTATGTTCGCCGCCTCACAGGACATCGACAAGATGTGGAGTGACGAGTGGACGCAAACCGCCCTGCCGAAAGTGCCCGACATTCCCGGTTGGCACCTCTGCTGGCTTTCCACCACTAATAGCTACGACACGATTGACAAGCGAATCCGACTAGGGTACGTTCCGGTTACTGCCGATGAGTTACCTGGGTTTGAGAACTATCGCGTAAAAGCGGGCGAGCACGTGGGTCACATTTCGTGCAACGAGATGTTGCTGTTCAAGTTACCGGCTGAACTCTACCAGCGGGTCATGACGTATTTCCATTATCAAAAACCAATGGAAGCAACCAATGCGATCATGGAACGTATGGCCGAACTCCAGCAGGGCGCTGACAGCTCAGGACACAAACTCCTGAAAACGGAAGGCGAAGGCTTCGGTAATGTGGCGAAACAATCCGTCAACCGACCCCCGGTATTCGAGGGTTAAATTGGAGTTTACACAATCATGTCTGCAACCTTAGCACCCTTTGGTTTGCGGCCTGCGTACCACCCTTCGGGGCTTGATCGTGCGCAGGGGCTAGCCAATGTAATTCAATCGGGGTATGCTCAGAACATTTTGAAGGGTCAGGCCGTCAAGCTCGACCCCGCAACTGGGTATATCGTTCGCGCCGCGAGTGGGGACCCCATCTACGGCGTGTTTGATGGCGTCGAGTGGACCGACACCACGGGCCGTCGCCGCGTCTCAAATAGCTGGCCCGCCAGCACAGCCTATCAAACTGGTTCGTTGATTGCCTACATCTGGACCGACCCCCAAGTGGTTTACGAAATCCAATCCGAAGGCTCGATTGCGCAAACCGCCATCGGCCAAGAGTACGACATCACCAACCCGTACAACCCAACCACGGGTGACCCGACGTTGGTGGGGCTGTCTCAGGCCACGATGGGTACTACGGCGGCCTCCGCCAACGCCACCAAGACGCTCCGCGTCATTGACTTGGCGCCTTACCCAGGCAACGCATGGGGCGACACGTACACGATCGTTCGTGTGCAGATCGCCGAGTTCCAGTACGCTGGTATCTACGAGGGTGCGGCGACTGCTTACCCCGTAACCATAGCTTAAAGGAGGGCTTGACAAATGGCAGCCCCAATGCGCAGTACCGACTTTCGGTCGATTGTTGAGCCTATTCTCAACGAGTGTTTCGACGGAGTCTATGATCAACGTGCTGATGAATGGTCGCGGGTTTTCCGCGAGCAAGAAGGCATTCCCCGTAACTACCACGAAGAGCCGGTCCTGTACGGTTTCGGTTTGGCTCCGCTCCTCCCGGACGGCAGCCCCGTAACGTATCAGCAGGGTGGCGTACTCTTCCTCAAGCGCTATGTGTACTCGGTGTATGGTCTTGCCTTCGCCTTGACCAAAGTGCTTGTTGAAGACGGCGACCACATCCGCATCGGATCGGTTTACGCTCGTCACCTTGCACAGTCCCTGGTCGAGACTAAAGAGACCCTCTGCGCCAACGTGCTGAACAACGCCTTCACGGGCGGTCAGTACGCAGGCGGTGACGGCGTGGCGTTGAACAGCGCCTCGCACCCCATCGTGAACGGCACGTTCAGCAACTTGCTGACCAACGCTGCGGTTCTCAGCCAAACTTCGCTTGAGCAGATGCTTATCCAGATCCGCCAAGCCGTTGACAACAACGGTAAGAAGATCCGCCTCGTGCCACGACAGCTCGTCGTCGCCCCAGGCAACATCTTCCAAGCCGAAGTGCTGCTGAAGTCTGTGCTCCGTGCCGGCCAGGCCAACAACGACATCAACCCCGTAAAATCCATCGGTCTGCTTGACGAAGGCGCTGCGGTGTTGTCGCGTTTGACCAGCTCGACCGCATGGTGGGTTCAAACCGACGCGCCCGAGGGCATGAAGCTGATGATGCGCCGTCGTCTCGAGAAGACGATGGAAGGTGACTTTGAGACCGACACGATGCGGTACAAGGCTACCGAGCGTTATGACGTGGGCTTCACCGATCCACGCGCTATGTACGGTACGCCTGGCGTATAAGGGAGAAATAACATGGCTCTGACGAACTTCCCTAATGGGATTACAAGTTTCGGAGTGCCTGTTCTCGGTACTATCGGCGGTTTACCATTTACTGGCAACTACTATTTTGTAGACCCGGTAAATGGCGCAGATGGTAACGAGGGTAGCGTGGAACTTCCCCTTAAAACTCTTTACGGTGCTTTGGCTAAATGTACCGCTGGCAACAACGATGTCGTTATTCTTGTTGGCAACGGTGCAGCCAGTGGTTCAGCGCGTTTGTCAACGGCGCTTGCTCAGACTATTGATTCAACGGCAACCACAGGAACGCTGGCTTGGAACAAAGATGCAACACACCTCATCGGTGTTTGCGCTCCAACAGCAGTAGCCCAACGTGCTCGTATTGCACCACCCACAGGCACTTACACGCAAGCAACATTTAACAGCACAGCGTTTATTAACGTAACTGCTTCGGGCTGTTATTTTGCAAACTTGTCAGTGTTTTGCGGATTCTCAACAGGCGCAAACGGCATGATTGCATGGACCGATTCCGGCTCACGCAATGCATACAGCAACGTCAATATCTTTGGCATGGCTGATGATGCTTCGGCTCAAGGCGCAAACTCACGTTCACTGAAACTTAACGGTGGCGGCGAGCGTTCGTTCTATCAGTGCGTTTTAGGTGGCGACACCGTGACACGCACGGTTGCGAATGCAACCCTTGAGTTGGCAGGCGGCACAGCACGCAATTCGTTTGTTGGATGCGTGTTCCCGTTCCAAACCTCAGCGGCTACGCCCTTGGGTATTTTGGTATCTGCGGCTTCGGGCATTGATCGTTGGCAGTTGTTCCAGGATTGCTCCTTCATCAATAACGTCCAGTCGGGTTCAACGACCCTCAGTGGACTGTCAACACTACCGGCTTCTGCTGGCGGTTTGATGCTGATGAAAAATGCAACCTTGGTAGGCATCACTGAGTTCGGCACAGACGCGACCACCCGTGGTCAGATCTATGTTGATGGTGGCGCACCGACTGCTGCATCGACTGGCATCGCTGTCAACCCAACCTAATGAGTACCTGGCCCTTCGGGGCCAGCACTGAAAGGAATTAAAAATGGGTCAGTTTAAGCCAATGGTCAAAATGATGACCACCGAGCCTTCAATTGAATTGAAGCTCAAAAAAGGCGGTTCCGTCAAAACCCCTAAGATGATGGACGGTGGGGTGATGAGGGGTCTTGCGGCAGCTCCGGCTCCCGGAGCCCGTGGCGGTATGAACCCGGTGGCTTCGCCGGCGCGGCCCTCTATGGCTATGCGTCGGAAAGCCATGATGACTCGCCCGATGATGAACCGCCCGATGATGAAGGAGGGTGGCAAGCTCGAGAAAGAAATCCGTAACGAGTCCGAGGAAATCGGACGCGTGAAGGCCAGACTTCAAAAGCATGAGATGAAGGCTGCTTCTAAGGCCCACAAAGGTCTAAAGACCGGCGGTGTAGTAATGGGTCAGGGTGGGTTTAAAGAAGGCGGCGTAATCGGCGTAGCGGCCTCCGAGAAAGGAGCCAAAGAGTATGTCAAAACCAAAGTTGACACTACTTCGGGCGAGCATCACACTCCGAAGAAGACTGGCGACGTGGCAATGGGCAAACCCGGCGGCTACAAGAAGGGCGGAAGCGCCAAGTACGCCAAAGGCGGAGGCGTCATGGGCAATGTCTCGACGTCAAAACCTGGCCCCACTGACACCACCACTGGCGAAGTGAAGAAGGGCAACGCCGGCGGCTACAAGAAAGGCGGTGAAGCTAAGAAAAACAGCGATGTTGATCTTGGTTACTTCAACACCGTTGGACGCGATGGCGCCCCAGGTGGCGGTAAGAAAGGCGGTGCAATAAAAAAGCACTATGCTACGGGGGGTCTAGTCGATAGCGGACGCGCCGTGGCCATGCCCAAGCATTTCGTGTCGAACCCGGTCAAAAACAACTTGCAGTCCGGAACCTTCAAAAAAGGTGGCGGGGTTGAGAAAAAGGCCTACGGCGGCGCGTGCTAAACCGAGCGGGGGCTTAACGGCCCCTGCTTCACATTGAAGGTTTGATATGACCACGACAATTTCCTCAATTACCCGCCAGGGTGCTTTCGAGCCGTTTGGCTTGCAAGTAGCGCGTGGCCAGATTCAGGGCCACAGCAATGTGCTTGTGTTTGGATACAACCCAGACGTTGACACGTCTGAAGAGTCAGTATGGCCTGATGGCGGTACGGTTCCCCATCCTACAGTCGCCTCGGTTTTGAAGATTAGTTCGACAAGCAGTAATGATGACGGCAATCCTGTTGGCACAGGAGCTTTGACTGTATTCATAGGTGGCTTAGATGGTAGCTACAACGTCGTCAGCGAGACAGTTGTGCTCAATGGACAGACGGCGGTTAATACGCAAAATTCGTATTTGTACGTCAATACATTCTATGTTGTTACGGTAGGCACAGGCGGTGCGAATGCTGGCGTTATTTATGCGGGCACTGGAACCGTTACGGGTGGCGTTCCTGATGTCATTTACGACATCATCAATACCGGCTACAACAACCGCACAACGGGTCATTATTGTGTACCTGCAGGCTACACAGGCTATATGGTTGAGGGTCAATTCTCTTCAGGTCAGGCCTCTGGATCAACTGCGGTTACGGGCTTCTTGAAGCAGCATGGTCCTGATGGCATCTTGCGCGTCGGTGCGGTAACCACCGTCAACAATGGAACCGCTGATTACGTTTTTGATCCGCCTTATATCATTCCTGAAAAGAATTGCGTTGGAGCAACGGCTATTGGTGCGGCAGGAAACAATGCTGTCTCATCGTATTTCAACATTATCCTGATCAAGAACTCGGGAGAGTGACATGCCTGCTAAGTCGAAAGCGCAGTTTCGGCTCATGAAAGCAGCGGAGCATAACCCAAAGTTCGCCAAAAAGGTCGGCATCCGGCCTGACACTGCCGCCGAGTACACCGAGTCTAACGTGAAGGGTAAAGCGTATGCGAAACTTCCTGAGCGGCTTAAAGAGGGCGGCCCGAGTCTTGCGATCGGTCGCGGCGAAAAACTTCCGGCGTCTCAAGGCGCGGGTCTTACCGCCAAGGGTCGAGCGAAATACAACCGCGCCACCGGATCAAACTTAAAAGCGCCTCAGCCCGAAGGTGGCCCTCGGCGCGACTCATTTTGCGCCCGCATGGGTCCCGTGGCGCGTAAATCAGACCGTGGGTCGAGAGCCCGCGCCTCTATGAAACGCTGGAATTGCCCAGGGTGGTAATTGATGGCATACTCAGACACATACGGCCAGGTTTACCCAGTACAAGTTCTGATTGACCACGCAGCGCGTCGCTGCGGGAAGTTAGCGGAAGAACTTACCAGCGAACAGCTTGTGACCGCCCGCGAAGCCTTAGGCTTCGTCATGACCAACCTGATCAACATCGGCATTCAGTATTGGGCGATTGAAAAGGAAGTCATCGGGTTAACCGCAGATAAGTACATCTACTCGCTGCCTGTGGGTGCTAATGATGTCCTGAATGCGCTGTATCGGACAATGAACCGCCCAACAGGTAGTTACAGCACTTCAGCGGGTGGCACGGTAGCAAATGTTGCGGACAACGATGTAGATACGTTTTGCCAGCAAACAAGCGCTAACGGCAACATTTCAGTCAACTTCGGCACTGACAACCCTGTTTATGCGGGTTCTATCGGGGTGCTGCCTTATGTATCAGGTGGCGGAAGTGCCACTTGGACCTTTACGCTTGAATATTCAACGGACGGAAGCACTTGGAACACGCTAGAAAACGTCGGAACCGTAGCAGTTACAGACAACCAATGGCTTTGGTATGACATTGACCCTGGCCAAACCGTTCAGTATTACCGAATCAGAGCCTCTGGCGGCACGACGCTGGCTTTGAGAGAGTGGTTTGTAGGCAATAACGCTCGCGAAATCACCATGTCACGCTTAAATCGTGATGATTACACCAACCTGCCGAATAAAAACTTCACCGCCAACCAGCCGTATCAGTTTTGGTTTAATAGAACTATTCCACAACCGGAAATTTACCTTTGGCCAACGCCATCAGATCCATTTGTGCAGATGACTGTTTGGTATTCCAAGCAAATTATGGACGTGGGTGAGCTTACAGACGAGTTACAAATCCCGCAGCGGTGGTATATGGCAACGCTAGCAATGCTAAGCCATCAGTTAGCCTTAGAACTGCCCAATGTGCCGCTAGATCGCGTGCAGTATTTGGAAAACCAGGCCGAAAAGTACTTAAATCAGGCCGAGCAAGAGGAAAGGGACCGTTCTCCGATTTACTTCGCGGTAAATTTGAGCGTGTACAACGCATAATGCCTATTTTTCTTGACACGACTGGCTACTCATCGTTAGCGATTGCAATATGCGACCGCTGCCGGATGAAGCGTCCGTATTCGGTGCTGATGAATGACCCAAACTTCGCTGGCCTACGGGTGTGTAACGAGGGTTGCGCGGATCAAAAAGACCCTTATCGGCTTCCCGCCCGGCAAACCGAGCGCATTAATTTGCGTTTTCCGCGTCCGGACGTTTCGGTTGCGGCCATACAAAACAACATCGTTACCAACAATCAGCAGAGCGTTATACTTTCGACCGAAGGCAATACCCAGACGCCGGAGAATAATGGGAATCTTGACGGAATAGCGATTTCACCATAATAGCTAATCAGGTGGAGAGAAGCCTTGTCTACTAATCAGACTATTTCGCAATTACCAGCCGCTGGCGCATTAACAGGCACAGAGCTTGTGCCGATTGTGCAAGACGGCGGCACAGTCAAGACAACCGTGGCAAATATAGCTGCGACACCAGCGCTCACGGGTTATAGCTTTTTGACCGCAACGAGCGAAGCGGGTTTAACAAGCTCACGCCAGTTAACGGTTACAGGCAGCGGTATAACGCTGACCGACAACGGCGCGGGTTCAACCTTGGCTATGGCCTTGTCAGGAGCGCCTGCAAGCCTCGTAGCATCAGGCACGGGTGTTCAGGTCAAGACCGGCGCAACAACGCTCACAGGCCGCTCTATTCAAGCCGGAACGGCAGGTCTGAGCATTGCTGACGGTGACGGTATTGCAGGCAATCCAACAGTGTCTTTAACGGGTATGCCGCTTTACCTTGCGCAGTCGTCAGGTGTCGGTTTGCTCACGAGAACCTCGGGTAATAGCGTTGGAATTGTGACCTTGCAGGGCACGGCAAATGAAATCGATGTGGCCAACGGTACGGGAGATAGCGCGAATCCAACCGTTGGTTTGGCCGATAACGCCGTGTTGCCAGGCACACAAGGAGTGGTCGTTCCTACAGGAACTACAGGTCAAAGATCGGGATCGCCAACGAATGGCGTCATCAGATACAACACCACATCACAGACCTTTGAGGGCTACGCTAATAGCGCATGGCGAGACTTCTCGCTAACGGGCGGCGTAACGTCATTTTCAGCCGGCACAACCGGATTAACGCCGGGAACCGCAACAACAGGCGCTATTACATTAGCCGGTATCTTGATCGGCGCCAATGGTGGAACAGGCGTTGCGAACACAGGCAAAACCATCACACTAGGTGGGTCACTTACGCTTTCCGGTGCGCATGATTTAACGCTCACACAAACCGGCGCAACGAATGTCACACTTCCTACCACGGGAACCTTAGCGACCCTAGCGGGAGCAGAAACGCTAACCAATAAAACCATTAACGGCTCAAACAATACGTTACAGAGCATTGCTAATTCATCGCTTACAAATTCTAGCGTCACATATAACGGGGTAACGGTTGCGCTTGGTGCATCAGGAACCATTACAGCGGTTACGACGGCTGCTGCGACCTTTAACAACAGCGGCTCGGGTGATGCGTCAGGCACGACGTTTGATGGCTCAACGGCACGAACAATCAGTTATAACACGCTGGGAGCATCGCCCTTAGCAGGGAGTACAAGTTTCACAACGGCTGGGACGATCACGCAGGGGACGTGGAACGCAACGGCTATTGCGAACAATTATCTTGCCAATTCATCAATCACGATCAACGGATCTTCGGTCAGTCTTGGTGGCTCGGTTACGGTCACGGCTACGGCAAGCAATGCTTTAACCATTGGTACGGGATTGAGTGGTTCGAGTTACAACGGCTCGACTGCAGTCACGATTGCGATATCAAACACAGGCGTATCCGCAGCGACTTATGGCTCAGCCTCAAGTGTTCCTGCTATTGTGGTTAATGCTCAGGGGCAGATTACAAGCGCCACGGACACGGCGATTGCAATTGCGGCTTCCCAAGTCACATCGGGAACCTTAGCCGTAGCGCAGGGCGGTACCAATTTGGCATCCTATACAGCCGGTGACTTGTTGTACGCATCGGCTACAACGACGCTTTCAAAGTTAGCGTTAGGCACACAGGGTTATGTATTAAGAGCCGGAGCCACCGCGCCAGAATATGCAGCGGTTGACGGCGGGGTCTTCACTTGAGGTAAACAACATGGCGCAAGCAAATTTCACCCCTATCCAGTTGTATCGAAGCACAACCGCCTCAGCGGAACCGATAGCCGGAAATCTTGCCGATGGTGAATTGGCAATCAACACGGCTGATGGAAAACTGTTTTACAAGAACAGTGGCGGTGCCGTTCGTTTGCTGTCAATTGGTTATGGCTCAAGTACGGTTACGCCCACGAATGGCGGCGTGCAGTACGGCACTGGCTCGGCATTGGCTCTTACCGCAGCGGGCTCCTCGGGACAGATCCTTAGGTCAAACGGTGCAGCCGCGCCAACGTGGGAAAATCTTTCTGCGCTAGGCGTTAGTACAATTTCATTTGGCACGACCGGATTAACGCCAAACTCCGCAACCTCGGGCGCGGTAACCGTAGCTGGAACGCTTGCGACGACCAACGGCGGCACAGGTCTTACGAGTTTTACCGCGAATGGTGTGGTTTATGCTTCATCAAGCAGTGCCCTGACCACTGGGTCTGCGCTGACGTTTGATGGGACGAACTTAAAGCTCGGCACTACCAGTTCAACGAACAAACTGCTAATTGATACCGCAGTTTCAAATGCTGGTAATTTGCAACTACCGAGAGGCGGCTATATTGGATTCTCAAACGCTGCTGACAATGCAAACAGCGAATATGTTTTTGCCAATGCTGGAAGTCTTGATTTTGGTGTAGACGGGTCTACCAGATACAGCATATCATCTACTGGTGTTTCAATCTGGTCTGTTGGCGGCTCCGAACAAATGCGCCTGACCAGCACAGGGCTGGGGATTGGGACGAGTTCGCCTGCGGCTAAGTTGGATATTGGTAGCGGAAACATCTACGTCCGCACTGGCACTACGTACTCAAACACAATCAGTCCGTACTCTGGCGATCTGACGATTGATTACGGTTCAAGTCCAAACGTTCTGAAATTTACGACTGGAGCTACCGAACGCATGCGCCTCGACACCTCCGGCAACCTCGGCTTGGGGGTGACGCCGAGTGCTTGGAGTGGTGCATATAAAGCGATTGAGTTTCCCGGTATTTCTGTTGCAAACCTGAATAGCGGAATAAATCAACAGGCTCAATATCTATTAAACGCATACGACAGCGGCGCAGGAGCGTGGAAATACAAAGTTTCCAGTGTTAGTGCAGCAATGTATCGGCAGTCATCTGACGGGTCGCATGAATGGCATCGCGCCCCCTCCGGCACAGCAGGCAACGCTATTACCTTCACTCAGGCGATGACGCTGGATGCGAGTGGGAATTTGGGGGTGGGGAATACATCTCCAAGCACTGCTGGTGTGGGCAAGATATTGTCGCTGTTAGCTTCTGGTGCTACGGCTGCGCAAATTAAATTGCAAAATTCAAACACGGGGGCAACAAGCTCTGACGGTTTGCTAATTGGGCTTGATGCTTCGACATCTGATGGTTATTTTTTCAATTACGAGAACACGGCGCTGATCTTCGGCACCAACAACGCCGAACGCGCCCGCATCACCAGCGGGGGTGATTTGCTGGTTGGGACGACGGACTCTTCTCTGACGACCGGCAACGGGATTAAGTTATTGGCTGGAACAGCGGCTGGCGAAAATCTTGTCATCAATTCTTCAGCGTCTACTAACGCAAACGAAGGATTTATGATGTATTCGACCGGAGCTAGTGCATATCGGTTCTATGTTCAGTGGGATGGAACCATCAATGCAACGAGTGCCACTATCAGCGCCATCTCCGATCAGCGGTTTAAGGAAAACATCCAAGACCTTGATGTTGGGCTTGACAAGATCATGGCGCTCAAGCCGCGCCGGTTTGATTGGAAAGCGGGCAAGGGCAAGGACATCAAGGGCGACCGTGGCTTCATTGCTCAAGAGTTTGAGCAGGTATTCCCTGACCTGATTGACGAGTGGAAAGACCCTGCGCCAGAAGGCGAAGAGCCGTACAAGTCTGTGCGGCAAGACTTAATCCCTGTGCTTGTAAAAGCCATGCAAGAACAACAAGCCCTCATTGAATCCCTTACTACCCGTGTCGCTCAACTTGAAGGAGCCTGAAATGCTAAAGCTTGACGGCAAACCCATAGACTTAACCAAGCCTCAAACATGGGGCGACAGCATCAAGATTAAACCGAATGGTTACATTGAGCAAATTAAAGACGGTGTAACGATCCGTGTAGAACCAGCCCCTCAACAGAAGGAACCCAACCATGACTACGTTTAACTGGGTTGTGACAGCCCTTAATTGTCTACCCAACGCCCCTGAAGGTCAGGATTACGTCATCAATGTCCACTGGACCTGCAACGGCACTGATGGCACTTACAACGCCTCGGTCTACTCAACCTGCTCACTACCCGTGGTGCAGGGAACGACCTTCATCCCCTACCAAGACCTCACTTTAGACATCGTGCTTGGCTGGATCTGGGCTAACGGTGTCGATAAAGCAGCAACCGAGGCGGCAGTGCAAACCCAGATCGACAATCTTATTAACCCGCCGGTGGTAACACCTCCGCTTCCTTGGAACCAATCATGATTAAATTAGAATTCAGCATCGACGAAGTCAATCAGATTATGGCTGCATTGGGCAACATGCCGTATGTCCAAGTAGCTGCACTGGTTGATAAGATCAAATCTCAGGCGGTTCCGCAAATTCCAAAGCCGGAGGCTCCTAATGAGTGAGAAGTGGATTCAGAAAGCCGTTAAAAAGCCTGGAGCCTTGCATAAGCAGTTAGGTGTTCCTGCGGATAAGAAAATTCCCGCAAAGATGCTCAACAAAGCAGCAAAGGCACCAGGAAAGCTTGGCCAACGCGCTAGATTAGCAAAGACGCTCCGTGGATTTTAGTCATGCGCGAGTTGAAACAAATCCCAGAAGTTGAAGCTAGACTGGATACGCACGAGCAGATTTGTGCGGAACGGTACAAAGGCATCCAAGAGTCATTTCAACGAGTTGATGAGCGCTTCCAAGACGGTTCACAAAAGTTTAAACGTCTTGAGTACATACTCTATGCGGTTATGGCAGCGGTTCTTCTAGGTCCAGGAGCGGCGGCTGCATTCTTTAAGAAGCTCATAGGTCTGTAATGTTTGATCTACTCTCAGGTGGTCTCCTTGGTTCCATATTCGGAGGGCTATTTAGGCTTGCACCGGAAGTGCTGAAGTTCTTAGATAAGAAGAATGAACGCGCTCACGAGTTAAATATGTTCCAGCTCCAGACTGATCTGGAGAAAATGCGTGGCGAATTCCGAGTGGAGGAAAAGTATGTCGATTACTCCATCCAGCAGACCGAAGCGATCAAAGCGGCATTTCAGGAGCAGGCTGAAACGGCTAAAGCAGCAGGTTGGTTTGTGGCTGCAATCTCTGCTCTTGTACGTCCCGGAATCACTTGGGCGCTATTTTTTATGTACGCGGCAGTTAAAGCGGCAGCGCTTGTTATGGCGTTTCAGAATGGCGCGGTGTGGACCGAGGTTGTAACTCAAGTTTGGGATGCTGACGACTTCGGGCTGTTTACAATGTGTATATCGTTCTGGTTTGTTGGTCGCAGCATAGAAAAATACCAGAAGTCATGAATGAAGAGGCAAAGAAGCTAGCAAGAGACGTATTAATAAAGCCTTTTGAAGGGCTGGCTAAACGTCTGCCTGATGGAACCGTAACTTCTTACCCCGACCCCGGAACCAAGGGGCATCCTTGGACCATCGGCTGGGGAGCAACCGGCCCTGATATTCAACCCGGTACCGTATGGACCATGCAGCAGTGTGAGGATGCCTTAAACCATCACATTGAGTATTTTTTACGCGTTTTGATAAAAATGTCACCGCAAATTACCTCAGAACCCTCAAGAAGGGTTGCCTCGGTGCTGAGTTGGGTCTATAATTGCGGGGCGGGTAATTATCGTATTTCCACGTTCAAAAAGCGTATTGACTCAAAAGATTGGAGCGGCGCGGCTGACGAATGTGTGAAGTGGAACAAGGCTGCCGGGCGCGTATTACCCGGTTTAACACGACGCAGAGCGGCTGAAGCTGCGATGATGAGGTGAGCGAACTATGAAAGAAGTTTGGGAAAAGAAACGTCCCGAGTCGCTCGGCAAGCCCAAGAGCCTCAGCCCCAATCAGAAACGGGCTGCGCGAGCGTTCGCCAAGCGTACCGGCACTAAATACCCTTCGCTTGTAGCCAATATGGCCGGCGCTAAAGCTAAGAAAGGTTGGTGATATGACCGCTGCGTATGTCATGACCTACAACAATCTGGTGACCGATATTGCCTCTTACCTAGAGCGCACGGACGCCGCAACGATTGCAAAAATTCCGACGTTCATCGGATTAACCGAGCAACGAATTGCAACGCAGATCAAGTTGCTAGGCAATCTTACTGTGCAGCAGTCCACCATGGTAACGGGCGCAAACATCATTGATAAGCCTGCGCGGTGGCACAAAACAGTCTCTATGAACATCACGGTAGCAGGCCGACGTAGACCTGTTCTTTTACGAGCCTATGAGTACCTGCGTGAATATTGGCCAGACCCTGCTGAGCAGGACGTGCCGAAGTTTTATTGTGATTATGACTACACGCATTGGATGGTCGCACCAACACCGGATGCCGCTTATGTATTTGAGATTCTTTACTACGAGCGTATTCAGCCTTTGGATTCATCTAATCAAACCAACTGGTTCACGACATACGCACCGCAGGCCATGCTTTATGGCTCGCTGTCAGAGGCTTCAATGTTTTTGAAAAACTACGACAAAGCGAAAGAATACGGGGCGCAGTTTGATTTCTCCATGCAGTCACTGACCGTAGAGAACAAACTGCGTATTGCTGATCGTCAAGCTGTTGTTATGGATAGCTAATCATGAGCTTTAATTCTCCGTTCACAGGCAACGTCGTACAGCCAACCGACGTTTCTTACAGGTCCATCACATTAGCCGCTAATACGCAATTAGAGTGGCCGATTAACGGCAATGCCACTGATGATTTTGCCGCTCGGATTATGCAAGTCACAGCCTCCTCGGGAGGACTGTCGCTTTACATGCCGCCTGCTAATCAGGCCTCGGTAGGACAAGATGCCTTAATCAGAAACGTAGGCGCTAATACATTCACCGTAAAGGACTACGAAGGCACTAATACGATCGTATCAATTGCTGCGGGCGAGTCGAAATACATTTATATCACGGCTAACAGCACGGCCACAGGCACTTGGGGGATTATTGCGTTTGGCGTTGGAACGTCTTCACCGGATGCCTCGGTGCTCGCGGGTGCGGGTTTATTGGCTTCCGGTGCCACGTTAAATCAAAGCCACCCTACAGCATCTATCACTGCAGGCTATACGTTTGTTACAGGTGACCGAGCGCAAACCTATATTTGGACAGGCGGCGCTGGTTCAGCAACCCTGCCCACAGCCACAACCACGGGTAACAACTGGTTTGTGCTTGTCAAAAATAATGGCACAGGCACGTTGACTATTTCACCATCAGGCGGGTCGTTGATTGATGGTGGTGCAAGCAAAGCATTCCAACCGCTTGAGTCGGCGATCATTGTTTCAACAGGAACGGCATACGTCACTGTCGGGTATGGTCAGAGCACGACATTTGAGTTCGGACTTTTAACAAAGCCTGTAACAACGGGTGCTTACACGCTCACCGCATCAGAGGCATCAAACGTCATTCAGATTTACACGGGTACGCTAACTGGCAACGTCACCATAACCTATCCGCCAGTAGTGAACTTTTATGCAGTTAGCAATCAAACCGTCGCAGGCGGATTCACATTGACCCTTACAACGGGAATTGGTGGGTCCGCAACCGCGCAAGTGCCAGCAAATGGACAAGCGACATTGTTCTGTGACGGCACGAATTTTTACAATGCCAACACTACGCAGGCAGGTGCAACGGCATTAAGTATTGTCTCTGGATCTGCTGGATCGCCTGCCATTAACTTTGCTGCAGAAACAAATACAGGATTGTATAGACCAGGCGCAGGAAGATTTGGCATTTCAATTCTAGGCACGCAAGTGCTTGATGTAGATGCTAATGGTATTGAAGTTACGGGCGATGTCGAAGGAACGAATGCTTCATTTACAGGAACGGGAAACTTTGATAGCGGCATTTCAGGCGGGACATTCCCATGACCAAAAAGGTCTTTGCTCTTGATACGAAGCCCGGCATTCAACGTGATGGAACGCTGTTTGACAAAGAGTTCTACGTTGATGGTAGCTGGGTAAGGTTTCAGCGTAAGCGCCCGAGGAAAATCGGCGGGTATAGACGCATCACGCCTGCGCTTGCAGGGCCGTCAAGGGGTGTATTTGTAGTCGTCAAGAACACATTCAACAACATTTACAGTGGATATTCTGATGGCTTACAGATTATCCCTGTTAGCAATACAGGAGTGGGCGCAGGAATTACAGACTATAAGTTTGCTGGACCCATAGCAACGCTTCAAATCATCAACGGCGGCTCGGCGTATTCAAACGGCACTTATACAAATGTGCCACTGACTTATGTCTCTTCGGGTACAGGTTCATCGGCTCGGGCCACAGTCACTGTTGCAGGCAGCACGATTACAGCAGTAACGCTTACAGGGCCAGGCATTCGATATCTTGTTAGTGACCTTTTGAGCGCAAGCGATGCAAATTTAGGCGGCGGTGGTGGCTCAGGACTTGTGCTGCGCGTAGGGACGATTGATTCGCCATTTGTGCCATCAGCCGCCAATTCATGGCAATTCGACACGTTTACGGATACAAACGGCTCGGGTGAAAACTTATTGCTTGCACACCCTTCGCAAGATCTCAATGACATTGATAGTGAGACAAATACAAGATTGCTAGCTGGACCCATCACGGGAACAGTCATGTGGGCGGCAGGCCTGTTCACGATTTCAGGCGTATCTATTACAAACGGCTCTACAACATTGACCCTGTCAGCTATTTCAACACGAGTCGGCATAGGGCAGATTGTTAAAGGGCCAGGCATTCCCGCATCAACAACGGTCACGGCGGTTGTAGGAACGGCAGTAACGCTAAGTAATGCTGCAACGGCCACGCTAACGACTGATGTGACCTTTGACAATGAAGTGAGCATTTCAGGCGGTGTTGTGTCGCTACACCCTTATGTGTTTGTGTACGGCAATGATGGGCTCATACGCAATTGCTCTTCGGGTGATATTGATGATTGGGTGTCACCGGATGCCAATTCGGTCAACGTAGCCACAGGTAAGATTCTTCAGGGATTAGCAGTTCGTGGCGGCTCTAATTCGCCATCAGGTATCTTTTGGTCGCTTGACTCTATGGTTAGGGTGTCATTTACGCCGCAGTCTTTAGGTGTAGCAGGAACGGCAAATTTTGCCGCCCCGACCTATTGGCGGTATGACATCATGACTTCGCAATCATCATTCCTGTCATCATCAAGTGTTATTGAGTATGACGGATTGTATTTTTGGTGCGGCACGGACAGGTTCTTGCTTTACAACGGTGTGCCCAAAGAGATACCCAATGAAATGAACCAAAATTACTTCTTTGACAATCTCAACTATGAGCAGCGTCAAAAAGTCTTTGCAACCAAAGTGCCGAGGTTTGGCGAGATTTGGTGGTTTTACCCGAGGGGTGACGCAACAGAATGTACTGATGCAGTCATTTACAACGTCAGAGAAAACACTTGGTATGACTTAGGTCAAGCTTTGGGCGCAAGGCGCTCTGCAGGATACTTCTCTCAGGTCTTTAGGTATCCTGTCAACGCAGGATGGGAGGTCAATGCTTCAGGCGGTGTAGGCCGAGTAAGAATCACAAATCGTGGCTCAGGGTACACCAACGGCACATACTCATACGAATCACTTACAGGCGGCACAGGCTCAGGCGCAAATGCTGACATTGTAGTAGTCAATGGTCAAGTTGTTTCAGTAACAATTGATGATCCTGGAACAGGTTATGCGGCCAATGACGTGCTATCGGCAGCACTTGCTGGCGGTGGAACGGGATTTGAACTTACCGTTGATTCAGTGATCGACTTTACGTCTTTATGGCAACATGAGATTGGAACAGATGCGATTGAAGGCACACAAGTCCTAGCTATTGAGAGCTATTTTGAGACAAGTGACCTAGGATGGGTTGCAGGGGGTCCATCACAGCCGTCGCCTATTGGTGAAAACTTTTGGTTAAGGGTTGAGCGTGTAGAGCCAGACTTCATTCTGTCAGGCGAGATGGATTTATACGTTACAGGCAGACCTTACGCGCAGGAAGATGACAGCACAACAGGGCCGTATACGTTTGATGCAAATACGGGCAAGATTGATATGAAAGAACAGCGCCGAGAACTGCGACTGAAGTTTGTGTCAAATGTAGTCGGCGGTAATTATCAGCTTGGCAAGGTCATCATCAGTGCTGCGGACGGTGACGTGCGAGGGTATTCGACATGAGCGTAGCCTTAGTTTATGACCCGAGGTTTCATACGTTTGACTCATGGGCATGTCTCATGTGTGAGCTGTATGCGCCGCAACAACTGCAAATTCCCGGCATTGACCTAGATTGGAAAGGTTGGGCGGTTGGTTTGAAAGCTATTGATGTGTTTGCCAACGAGGCAATTCCTGATCCGTATACCTTCAATGATTGGCAAGAATGGGCTATGGCATTAGTGGGTGCAATTAATCCGAGGACTAACTGACATGGCAATCACACCAGACGTTATTGCAGATTACATTGCCAATATATTGGGCGGTAGTGGTACTGATGCTGAAAAAGCTGCAACTATCAATGCCGCCGCTGAGGAATTCGGCGTAAGTCGCGAGGACATCAACGCGGCTACGGGCTATGGCATGGATGTAATCAATGCTTATTTAGGCCCGCTTTCTTATGCAGGTTCTGCAGATGACCGTCAGCAAGACGCTATTGATGCGGCAACCGTTCAGCCTGCGGAGTATTACAGCCCGCTGGCCGATGCAAGTAGGATTGAGCCAGCCGATGATCCGGTAACGTCGTATCAAAGTTATACGCCAGTCGTCGACAATACGTATAACACAAGCGACAACGGGCCTGTTGATTATGGTGGTCAGGGCAGCTATGTTGCGCCAGCAGACACATCAAGTGCGTACGATTATGCAACGTCCACGGGCGGTATCGGCGTCAATCAGATGGATCAAAATATTCGCGACTTTTTCGCGAACAATCCGAGCGAGTTTGATACCGTTGCCGCAATGGTGAAATACGGTGTTTCAGAAGCTGATATCCAAAGAGCTACGGGCAAAACACTTTCAGAAATTTATGCGCCGCCTGTAGCGGGAGCGCTTTCATCAGTAACCGCTGACACGCTTTCCGGAGCAGTAGGTAATGACACAGTCACGGGCGCTTTGGCAAGTGTTGATGACCGTCAGCAAGCCGCCGTTGATGCTGCAACTGTAAAGCCTGCCGAAACAACGTATCGCGGCGTAGACATTCCGTCATTTTCAGATAGATATGTATTCACAGGCGGCGGGGAGGACCCTGGTATTTTCCAGTCTGCTTCAGAGCAATTAGAAAATTGGAAAGCAGAACAGGACCGACTAGCTACTTTAACTCCAGCGCAAAGAGCAATTCAAAACGCAGCACGCACTGAAAGCCAAGAAAATGCTTTAGTAACCACATACGACCCAATTACATTAGGCGGCAAGGAATGGACCGTCACGGCTGGTGGAAACTCTTTAATGCGGTTGGCAGATGATCAGTCTGGTTTGGGGCCAAAGCAATACCGTTATGAAGAATTAGACGCCGCCACGGGGCAAATTAGACAAGGTGTTGACGTTGAAGGGCCGGGGCTTTTCCAGAAGTTTTTAACCAATCCAATTACAGGAATAGCGCTGGGCCTGCTGCTTCCCGGCGTTGGTCAGGCAATTGGAAGTGCTTTAGGTGCCACGGGTGCTGCAGCAGGGGCGCTTGGTTCAGGAGTGTTGAATTTTGGCTTGCAAGTAGCCGCTGGCGCAGATCCTGTCGATGCATTGAAGGGTGCTGTGTTGAGTGCTGGAGCTGGATTTGTAGGTACGCAAGTTGGTTCTATGCTACCAGCAGAGTTAGCAAGTGCTGGTAAAAACGCTGTAACCCAGCTTATTACTACAGGCAAATTAGATCCAGCAGCATTAGCGACAAGTGTTGGGTCAAGTTTTGCAACCGATGCCTTAGCAGCAGAAACAGGCATGGATAAAGCCACCGCTAGCAAGCTTGTTACAGCGGGCATTCAAGCGATCAGCGGCAATGAGTTGGCAGCGCTAACCTCATTAGCACAGGCTGGTTTACAAAGTGGTTTGGCAGGAACAGGAACGACTGCTAGTTCATCGCAAAATCGTGCCGCATTTTTAGAAGCCAATGCTTCACCGCTTGGGCTTTCCGCGCTATCGCCTAATCCTAGCGAAGATGAACTCATTAGTCTTGAACAGCGAACCAACGCAGCCAATCAGCTCCTGCGCGATTACACATCTCTGAATAGTGATCTTTCTCGTGAAGGTGCGGTCAACCAGCTCACCGCACTAGGTATTAACGCAACTAAAGCAAACGAGCTTATTTCAAACGCTGATTCTCAAGTTGAGCAGCGCCGAGTCGCGACTGACGTCATGTCTCGGTACTCAAGGATTGACCCAGAGTTTGGCACGCCACAGCTTGATCGCAACACTGCGGTTCAAGAAATGGTTGCGTCCGGAGTAAGCATCGATCGTGCTAACGAACTTTTAAATGGAATTGATGCTCAAAACGCCATTAAATTAGAAAATAAACTTAGCGTCCAGTCGGCTTATCAGAACTTTGTAAAAGGCACCGGCTCAGAGGAAGCCTTGCGCAGCGCCATGACCTCGGCGGGTTACACCGACGCCGATATTAACAATCAAGTCACGCGAGGTCGTGCAATTGTTGAGGGGTCGAAACTTACTGCTGGCGAAACAGCACAACAGCGGGCAGAGCTGCTGCGAGACATTCGTGCCGAAGCCGCAAACAAATCAACTTTTGGTGAAGCCTACGCGCTAGTGAGAGACAAATTAGGGCCTGGCGCTACTTTTACTTGGCAGGGCAAAGAATACGTTGCCTCATCTGCCGCAGAAAGGCCAGATTTAGTCTCAACAACTACTGGCGCAACCGCTGGCGCAACGACAAGTACAGCAACAACTGGAGCCACAGCCGATTTGGGAACCCCATATGTTGCGCCTAATGGGATGCACAATCGCGCCGCATTTATCGCAGCAGGCGGTGGAACAAGTGACGCAGACTATGCCAAGTATGTCAATGCAGTCAACTCTGTCATAAGTCAAGGCCAAAGCGGCACGTTGATTAAACCATCATCAGTAAATAGTACAGGCAAGGAACTGCCTGCTACTACTGGTGCGGTAACAACGGGGAAACCTAGTATTGAATTCTCAACACTATTTTCAAACGTATCTGATGCGCTATCAAAGCAAATGCAGATAAGTAGCGCTGCGGCACAAGAATACCTAAAAAATAATCCTAATAGTCCTTTTACTCAAAGTGTTAGCACAGCCTATGATGCAGCAGGAGAGTTAATTAAAAATGTAGGCGGAGGAACCGCGCTTCTTGCTAACAATAAACCTTTGGCTGATGCTTTTATAAAAGGCGGTGATGAACTTCAAAAAATGGGCCAGTCAATAGGCACTGGTCCTCAAGACACGGCAAATTTTAACACCACAATGCAGTTATTGGATTCAGCAAAAGGAATTCAAGAAAAACTTTCTGTATTAGCAGGACGAGTTCTTGATGGCACTAGCGGTCTTGCAAGACAGACTGTTATTGAACTCAGGCAAGAATTGCCAGCGCTGTTCTTAGGCGGGGCAGGGGCAAAAGCCGCGCTTATAGCTAGCGGACTGATTGACACCGGAGATACTGCCGGCGGAGCGGCGATTGATGCTTATGATTCGGCGGTCAAAAGCGGTAAGACGCATCAGGACGCGCTCACCGATGCCCGCAAAGCCGGGGCCGCTGCCGGGGCGACTGAGGCGGCTATACAGTTGACGATTGGAAAACTAGGCGAGTTAGCGGTCGGAAAGCTTGACGACGTAGCCGCAAAGGCCATTGGCCGAGTCGGCGGCGAAACCGTAACCGAAGGCGCTCAGGAAGGGTTGGCATCCGCTGCGGTAGATCTTGCGCTTACAGGAAATGTAGATGTAAATAAAGCATTAACGCAAGGAATTATCGGAGGAGCCATAGGCAAAACGACATCTCTTGCAACAACTCCAGTTAGTACAGCACAAGATATATCTGAAAGTATTAATGCGTCCGTAACCTCAGGATCAAATTTGGCAACCGCCACTAATAATGTGGTTGCAAGCTCACTGACTGGCGCTATCAATTCAGGACAAGACATCAATACCGCAGCATCAACCATAGTAGTTGGTGCGCTCAATGCAGGCAGCGATCCAGCAACAGTTGTTAACTCAGTCATGGATGCCGGAATTAAATCTGGTGTTGATACATCATCATTGGCTTCGGCAACGACAATATCTGCACTCAATGGCGGGGCAGATACAGCAACCGTAGTGTCTTCTGTCATTTCAAGTGGAGCAACCAAGGGAGATGTTTCTGGGTTAGTTTCATCAACCGTAACGAGCGCATTAAGTACGGGCGCTGATGCTTCTACAGTTGTTTCTTCAGCCGTAAAAAGTGGAGTAACAAGCGGTGGCAACACTTCAACAGTAATTACTAGTGCTGTTAATAGCGGACTGAATAATGGTGTTGATGCGGCAACCGTGGTAACGGCTGCAGTCGATGGCGGACTTACTTCCAAGCTTGATGCTGGGTCAGTCGTTTCGGCAACGGTTACAAGCGCCTTAAACAATGGCGCTGATGCTTCTACAGTCATTTCTAGTGCTGTTACGGCTGCAGTTGGCGGGTCACAACTTAGCACTGAGACAGCAACGGTAAGTGCCGTATCGTCTGCGGTTACGGCAGGAGTAAAATCTGGAGTTGACACAGCCACGGTTGTGAATGCGGCTGTGAGCGCTGCTGTAACCAATTCAGGCGGCAATCAAGAGGTTATTGCATCATCACTGCAAACGTCCGTCGCAGCGGCTACAACCGCCGGAGGAAATGTCAGTACAGTGGTGTCAAGTGCCGTTAATACTGCTGTTAACAATGGCGTTAATAGCACAACAGCAGCGGCCAGTGCGGTTGCTGGAGTAATAGCAACGGGTGGCAATGTTAACGCCGCAGTGGAGGCTGCAAGGACATCCTCAGGCGTGCAAATTGCAACTTCAGTGCAGGGAAGCCGTACGATAGTTACGGCCACTGATGGCAACACGGTAACCAAAACAGTAGTTGACACCACCAATAATGTGACAGTTACTTCTGTGACTGATTTGTCAACCAATCAGACAATATCAACGGTTACGGACACTCAAACACAACAAGATATAACGGCGCTTCAACAAACAGCAACACAAATTAAGACTGATCTAACAACTCAAATTAATACATTAGCAAAAACTAATTCTGACGCAGACAAAATTATTAAAGATTCAATTCAGAAGGTTGCTGATGATTTAGGAATAAGTAAGACTGAATTGCTAGACAAGATAGGCGCAACGGAGACATCACTCAAAGCAGAGTTGTCAAACGAACTTGCACAAGTTTCTCAAAATCTTAATAAACAAATTAAAGGTTTAAAAACAGGATTGGGAACTTCAGCAGCCTTAGCTGCTGCACAACCTATTCGTGGCATAAGCTTAGATAATGATTGGCTGAAGGGGCAGATGCTCAAAGCAGGAAAAGCTGAAGGCTATCGAGATCCGTTAGCGGAATTCCAAGCCTTGCAAGAAGAAGCACAGCGTGAAGAGATGATTAGAAAATTACAACCTGAACTAGCTGACGTATTAACGGAGCGCGGAGCCATGCCTTACTATGCTTACGGCCAGGAACTTTCAATTGATGAAGCGTTGGGCTTGCCCTCGGAAGACTCCTCAGGGTATAATAATGAGCCAGAATACGAGCCCGTATTCAAATCGGGCGGAAAGGTTTCTCCGCTCAACCTTCAAATGATGTACGCTAAAGGTGGGCACACGCGTGAAGATTTCCGACACGGTAAGCATGTGGCTGGACCCGGCGACGGGCAGTCGGACGATATTCCGGCATGGCTCGCGGACGGTGAGTTTGTTTTTCCGGCGGATGTGGTCAGCGCCCTGGGCAACGGTTCAACTAAAGCCGGTACTGAAAAGCTCTACGAAATGATGCATAGCATCCGCGACCGGGCACGATCAAAGGGACCTAAAGACTTGCCCCCGCCAGCGCACAAAAGTCCCTTAGACTATTTAAAATCCCGCAAATAAGGAGCGGATGATGTCTTTATTTGAAGGTTCAGCACCAGATCCCGTAACGCTTACTGCTTCGACCAAGCAGGAAGCGCCGACCTATTTAACGAACTACCTGCAAAGCCTTGCCAGTGCGGGTATGGGTGCGCTCGGCACAGTAACGCCAGGTGCTGAGGGCGCGGCACCCACTGTAACGCCGTTCACTAGCAAAGAACTTATTGCAGACCTGCCAGATTTTTACAAAAATCTGATGACGCCAACAGATGCGAGTAAGTTACCGACGCTTGCAGACCTTACACGATATAAAGACGCTACCGCAGAGGCACTAACGGCTGGCAAATCTGCCATGGATGTCGGCGCAGCGGATATCTCACGGTTTTACGATCCGTATCAGCAGCAGGTCATTGATGAAATGCAGCGTCAGTCGGATATTAATGTTCAAAGGAACGTGATTCCGGCCTTAAGGGCATTAGGTATGTCAGGTGCTGGTGGTGCCGCAGGAACCAAACGCGGTTATGACATTTCAGGACAGGCTTTAGCAGACATCGCATCAAGCTTGCAAAGTCAGCAGACTGGTGCGCGAGCAGCAGGGTTTAAGCAGGCTTTAGATGCCGCATTGAGAGAACAAGGCCAACAAGCAAGCACAGCAAGTGCTCTTGGCCAACTTGGAAGCATTGAGCAACAAGCCGCAACCCAAGGTATCAAGGGGCTGTCAGATGTTGGTGCTGCTAAATTAGCCTATGACCAGAGCAAGATTGAGTCCCCTTTAACAAGGGCTATGAATGTCGCTCAGATCATGCGTCAGTATCAGTACCCAACGACTACGAGCGAGACAAAACAAGCATTGCCAACAATTATGGGATCATCGCCTTTATCACAAATTGCCGGTCTCGGAAGCCTTCTAGCTTCAGGAACACAAACGCCATCAGGCTGGCTCAATCAATTGGGCGGCTTCATCGGTAAACAATTTGATGGCAGTGGATTGCCATCTTTGGGGTCTCTTACTGGTGGCGGTACCGAGACCGGCTTAATGGGCGATTATGGAACGTAAATCATGACTACATCTAGAGGTGGTGCGCTTACCCCATCGCTTTACGCCGAAACCCCGGCTGAGCAGAAAAGCCTTCAAGAGTACCTCAAAATTCAAGAGGAGCTTGAAGCCGCCCTAACGAACCGGCAGCGGCTTTTTGACCCGGTGCTACTCGCGATGGCGCAGGGGTTTTTAGCCCCTACAAAGACCGGAAAGTTCGGCGAATCGATCGGCAACGTAGCGGCGGCGGTTGGCCCCGTTCAGGAGGCCGAGGAAAAGCGCCGTCTTGAAAATATCGCTATGCGCCGCGACCTGGCCGCCGCAAAGCTCGGCGCTCAACAGTCCGCCCGCGATGAAGAGATGATGCGCGGGTTGCTCAGACCCCCAGGAGCCGCCCCAGCTGCCGGCCAAGCGCCCACCGCCCCGCCGGCTGCTTCAGAGCTCGCTCAGACTCCTGCCGCTGCGGGAGCCGCACCAGCGCCCCAAGTAGGCACACCGTTAGCGCCTCGTCCTGCTGAAGCAGCCGTAGCGCCAGCTCAGACAACCCCCGCCGCGACAGAAGGCGCGACGATTGATCGTTTTACACCTGATCAGCTGAGCGCGATGGCTATCAGCAACAACCCGCGTGTTCAGGCGTTGGGTAAGGCTATCTTGAGCATACGTGAAGACCAGCGTAAAAATATCACAGTCGTAGGTGGAAACCTAGTTGACATGCGCAACAATCGCGTTTTGTTTAGAGCGCCCGAGAAAGAAGAGCAGTTTACATTTCCGGGTATTGAAGGTTCGTTTCCGATGACACCTCTGCAGGCTGAGAAAATTCGAACCGAAATCGGAGGTATGCCCGCTGGGCCGGCGCGAGACGCTCGGTTGCGTGAGCTTTTGAGAGGCCTACAGAGCAGGGAAGACATCGAAGCACGCGGAGAGCTGCTCAAAGGCCGCGCTAAAAGCGCTTCTGCCGAAGAAGAAACTATCATGAAGGCAGGTAGTCTGTCAAACCAACTGCGAGCTTCAGCTGAGACATTGCTTGACTTATCAACTAATCCCAGGACTAAAGGCGGGTTCGGCGTCATCGCTGATCAGGGTATTTTGAATGCTATTGCTGGCGCGGTTCAAACCGGGCTCACAACCCCTGGAGGCTCAATAGGGTTCGGCGGTATTGATGACGCCGTAGCGAAACTCAAAGGCACCCCGGAGCAGATCGCCGCTCGAAGGCTCGCCGCCCGTGAGCAGGCAATGCTTGAGTTGAATTACCGCAGGGCATATTTGGAAGGACAAGGCTCAGTTTCAAACATGGAGGGCGAAGTCACGCGCCTGCTCGGGCCTTCAATTAGCGACACCCCGGAGGCCGCCGCAGCAAAAGCCCGTCTCATCATCGCCCGAGCCGAGTTCGACAAGACCGTTCGGTCGGAGTGGATCAACGCTCGTAAACGTGGCGAGTCAGTGTACGAATTCAAAGAATCTGACACCTACAAGAACGCGCTCAAAGAGCTTGATGACAAGGCTAAAGTCATCCGTGATGACCTGATTGCGCAGGCGGCCCGCAAACCGGGCGGCAGCGCGGCGGGTCAAGCCCCGACGCAGAGACCTGCCGAAAGGAAAATGCCCGACGGCAGCACGTGGGTTCTTCAACCTGACGGTTCGTATAAAGCCAAGAAGTAAGGAGCCACCCCCATGAGCACGTTGGCCGAGTACAACAACAATCCCGGGAACCTCAGACCGCCCAAAGGCGTAAAGTACGACGGGCAGATTGGGGTTGATGAAAAAGGGTTCGCTATTTTTGAAAACGCCGAGTACGGTCGGCGGGCGCTGCTCAATGATATCAATATCAAGCTGAAACGCGGACTAAACACGCCGGACAAGTTTCTTGAGGTTTACGCCCCCCGAGGTGAAGAGAACCCTGACGAGGCCCGTGATAACTACCGTATACTGCTAGCCCAGTCGCTGGGGTTAGAAAGCACAAGCACCCCGTTCCCTAAGGACTCAACTGAGCGCATCGCCGACGCTATCACGAAGTTTGAAGGCGGCACGTGGGGTAAGCCCCCGGCTAAAAGCGCTGAGGAAACCGAGGAAATTAAAGAGCCTTCACTCAGAGAGAAAGCCGGAAAACTGTTTGAAGATGCAAAAGGCGTAGCCGCGCAGGCGGCTGAAGAATATCCGGAGGCTGTTCGTGCCGGCATTGACGTCGGCGGCGCATTAGCCGGGCGCAAGCTCAGCGTCCTGGGTGAGGGGTTGCGTCGTGAGTACGAGGCGCAATCCGCAAGAACCCCGCCCGCTCAACCCAGGGCCGCCGCACCTTCCGCAGCCCCCGCTGGGCAACCACCGCCGCCGATCCCTACCGATCCCATGCATACTCGGCAGCTGCAAGGCACCACTGACCAGGGCGCAACTGGCCGGGCTCGCCAAACCACTTACAACGAGGCCACCGCTCGGCAGGCCGCCGCAGCTGATGAACAAGCTCGGATTATTGAAGAGTTAAAAAGGCGAGGCGTAGTCTCAGGTGATTCGCGTTCGCTTGTTTCACGACTGCCCGGTATGACGTCAACGCCGTCGGGGGTCATGCTACCCAGCGGGCAAGTTTACGCCGATATACCGCCCACCCGAGGCACCACCGCACCCCCCCCCCCGCCTCCTGCACCCCCGCCGCCGAGAGCCCCGCTCTCAGCACGTGCTTCTAGGGCTATGAACGTTGGCGCACGAGTTATGCCTGGGGCTTTTGGGCTACTAGGTGGTTTGGGCGCTGCCGAGCTGGGCCAGGAAGCCTATGGCCGAGCTCAAGAAGGTGATATTCCTGGTGCGTTGATAGCTGGTGTAGGTGCGGCGGGGTCGTTGGCTTCCGCCCTGCCTTTTCCGCAGACCCGCGTCGGAGGTCCTGCGCTAGCTGCAGCTTCTCCGCTGACACTCTACCTGTATGATAAAGCTAAAGAACGCGCCGTCAGTCAGGCTCAAGGTTACGGCGCTCTAGCCGCCGGTAGGCAACTACCCGCCCCGTCAATCTATCAAGGCTATTTTGGGCCTTGAGGTTACCGTTGTTCATGCCGTGTGTCTCCCCTGTTGCTACCTTTGACGACGAGAGGTAGCTTAGACCCTCGGCCCAAAAGCTGAGGGTCTTTTTTCTACTTGTACTTCTTTTCGTAAAGCCACCGCGCTATGAGAAGTGCTTCGGCCCGGTCGGCGTACTTTTTCAAATGTAGCGGCGCGTCCGGAAAAAGCCTAATCGCCAGCGCTCGGCACTGCTCCTTGTCAGAGCCCAGGCCGAAGTGCCTTTTCCAAGTCGCCGGGGTAACGTAAGTCAACTCAAACCGACTAGCCGCCACCACGGCCCTAGCCACCCCGAATGAGTCCCCGAGGCTGAAAACCGAGCTCACCCCCTGCCCAGGCATCGCGTTGACACGCTCGAGCGCCACCGCCACAGGCGTATCAGGTTTGGAGTACCACCTGAGCATGCCGAGAAGCCCCGCAGCGTCCGCCTCGCTCTTGACGCTACCCGAACCCTTGGCGACGGTGGGCATGTCCTCTACGGCCTGATAGAGGCCGTTGTTGAGCACCCCCACCGCACCGCTCAAGCCGGGGTCGATACCGATTGTGATCATAGCGCCTCGTAGTGTTCGCACCCTTTGCGCTGCTCGTCAAGCGTCAAAGTGTGATTGTTCAGTTCGCAAACCCACTTTCCTTCTGGCCCTGGCGCACACATACGGCACGTGCGACAGTGTTGAAGGGGTGGGGTCTCTTTGACGCACACCGCTTTCATGCTACAGAACTTACAGCCGAAACTACTCCCGTCATCGCTGATGCCCGCCGGACGTAGCCGGGCCTCGGTGAGTTTGATGATCTTCTGTTGAAGTTTGGCTTGCTCGGCGGAGTCTTCGCGGATGCGCTCAACGTACAACGTCTCATCGTCTTTGCACACCGCGACGTACAACCCTCGAGTGAAACCGCCCAGCGCCATGCTGATTTGCATCTGAGCGTAGTGCGAAGGCTTAGCGCCCTGAACACCCTTTTTCAACAGCGAACTGAAGCTGTTCTTGTTGTGCGTTTTGATTTCGAGCAGGTGCGGCTTGTCGCTCTCGGGCACGTCTTTTATCACCCCGTCAACTTTTGTGATAAAGTGGCCGGTGGGGTCCGTAAACTCATACTGACGACCGTCCGGTTGTTTATCCCAGACGGCGAACCCCGCACGACGCAGGTCAGCGACTACACGCGCCTCCTGCTGGTGTCCGGTCTCAAACAGGCGCAGCATGCGTCCATCAAAAACCTCGCGGGCGAAACCTCGCCAGCTCAGCCATACCTGACGCACGCACTCCTCGCCTATCGAAGACGAGCCAAGTCGCCCGAGATACAGATCGGGGTCTGCTTTCTCTTTTTGAATCGCTGCGTATACCCGATCAATAATTTGCTGCTCGGGTTTTGGCGGAATAGCGACCATAGGGTCCTCCAATTTAAAACATGAGGCGGGGCGCTGATTTGGTCTTCAATAAAGCGGAAGGGAAAGCCAGAAAACCTTCCGCGTCAACATCCTCAGTCGCTGGCTTAACCGCCCCTAAGTTGGCTCAATCCCAGGGGTTTGAAGAACCGCTAGCAGCGGCGGGCTTTTGAACAGCACGGGCCGGCGGAGCGGACTTTGCCGCTGGGGCTGCGGGGGCCGCCGAGCCGCCCTGCTCGAACAAGAACGCTTTGATCTTGTTGCTCGCCTTGTAGCCGTTGCTCGCTGGCTCAATCGCGACCGCTGCGCGGAAAGGTTTCTCGAGCAGCTTGTCGGTGTCGTCGGCTTCGGGCCTGCCGCATGCGGTGGCCCAAGCCACGAGCTGCTGACGGCCGATACGCTGTGCCTTTTCACTAGGGTTATTGATGTTGAAGTTTTGCCAAAGCAACCGACCAGCGTGCTCGCCCTTGACGACTTCAAATTTCGCCTTGATGTAAGAACCGTCACCTCGGCTGGTTTCTTTCTCCTCGGCCTCGAGAGCCTTCAAAACATACTCGCCCTCGGGGATGGGGTCATACTCGGCGGGGGCCGTAACGTCAACTTCAGCAGCGTTGAATCCAAATTTAGCCATGATTATTTCTCCTTTGAAAGTTATTTGGCTATTGGGATGAGTTTTTCTACGTTCGCTATGGTCATCTCGATTTCGTCGGGACAGTTATAACGATTCTTTGCGGCGTAGGCGGGGTTCTCAATAAAGTGCAGCAGTCGCTCGCCTGTGGTTACGCCTCGGGTCTTTTGATTGTTAAACCCGGTGTCTGATTTGCGGATGATGACTTTGAACGCCGCGAACGCGATCACGTCCGCCCACTCCTGAAGCAGCGCGTTGCATCGGTTGGGCAGCTTGGGCTGATAGCGATCATACGGCTCGGTGCGGGGGTCTTCAAACTTCACCACCGCCGCGTGCGCAATCAGCACTACGTTCATACCGCGTTTGAGGCGTAGCACGTCCAACCCCTGCAGGATTTCGCGAAACTCCTCCGCCACTAGCATTTGACCCTTGCCGTAGGCGAGGTCTTTGGCGTCGTGCGAGGCCTCAACATTGCTCACAATGAGCGGCTCAATCAGCCAGTCAACCGAGTCAACTACGACGGTCTTGAACTGATGATCCTCTTTGATCAGCGTCTTGATGCTTTCAACCACGTCGTTGATATGTGCCGCACGAGGGAAACTCGTCACGTCGAGCGAATCAAGACCGTCCTCGGTGCTAATGAAGATCGGGCTCGGGAACTGGCTAGCGAGTGTGGACTTGCCGATGCCGTGGCCGCCGTACAACACAAGACGCGGCGGAACGGCCTGCTTGCCCCGGCGCAGCGAGTCCTGCCAGGAACTGCTTTTCTCTTTTGACATTTTGTTTCTCCTTTCTGAGTAGAGGCGGTTAGTCGTCCGCCGTTGTGAAATCGTCGTCCTCGGCTGCGCCCTCGTAGCCCAAATCCCACTGCGTGGTGATGTATTGGAACAGTTCGCGGTCCCAGCTCAAAAGGTTAATCTTTTCTTCGTTCTCGGTGATAATCGCTGAACACACTGCGCACAACGCCGGGTCCCCCACCATCAGCAGGTAGTCGCCCGGCTGCCAGTCGGCCAACACACGACGAGCTTTGCTGATCATGGCGTGGGTGTTATACGGTTTGCGCGGGCGGCTAAACACAGCCCGCAGCGCCCCAAAGCGCCGAGCATCTGAAAGATCTTTTGAGTGATCAACTTGAACCACAAAGACGGTGCGCGTATTACCGGGTTGCATTTTTACGTTTCCTAGGTTGTTTAAGGGGCGGAGCGATGAGCGCTAACTCCTCGGTTGAAAGATACCCGACGCAACCCACGGCCATCGCGATCTTGAGCGCTTCCTTCAAGTACCACGTGTGGTCGAGGTCCGCCGGGTGGGTTGTGAAATCTTGAACGGTCATGCAGGCCCGAGCGCCGTCGGTTTTGGGCACCTTGTTTCTGTTCTTGACGTAGCGGATAGGCTCAAGCGCGGGGTCATTTGATTGATACCAGCGCACCACCCGCCCCAAGTATGAGCCGGCCTGCTGACCGCCGCCAGTGACGTTACGCGCCGAGATGAAGTCTTTGAACGGCGCAGCCATGATCGTATCGAGCAGCGGGGTGCCGTTCGCGAGCCACTCACCCACCGCGTCGGCGCACACCTGCGCAGTGGGGTTCTTCTTGAGCGACAACGGCGCGTAAATACCTTTAACTTTCAGGCTTCGGTCGGGTTTGACCGCGATGTAGTTGTTGACGTCTTTCATCGCCAGTACGCGATACGGAGTGAACTCAAAAGAGAACTTTGAAATCTCACCGAACCGCCGCACCACCTTATGAACGGTCTCTTCAAGGTCATTCGAATACTGAATGGCTATACCGTCGGTGTTGGCCGAGAGCGTTGTCGCGCCCGCCAGCTCAAGCCATTCGATTAACATCAGCAGCGTGAACTGCCCGGTGAGCGTTACGGCTAGCATCAGGTCCGGCGCGTACAGGACCGAGTACCGACTGGCTAACTTTCCGAACGTGCCATTTAAAGAAATTTTGAGCGTTGCGTCCGTGGTCTTATCACCAGAACGCTTTGCATCCAACCGGCGCTCGTAGATCTTTCGATATTCAGCGACGAAGTCCTCACCCAGTCCGGCAGGTACAAAACCGCACTCGAGAATGATACTGGGGTAGAAGCTAGCGGCGTCAATATCACAGATGACGCTGTCCCCTGCAACGTGACAGATCTGTTTATCGTGAACACTGTGAATGCCTCCTACGCCGAGCTGATACTCCCCGGTGCCGAACTTGACGGTCTGTAGCCCTAGGAAGTCTGGCAGCTGCACGTGCCCGGTGTTCGGGTTCATATTGAAGGTATGCGTAGCCACGCGGTCAAGCAGACCCTGCAGCTCAGCGTTGCGAAACCTCAAGAACGCGGGCGGAGTGTACCGCACGGTTTTCGGTATAGGGTTCTCTTTACGTTGCAGCGACATACTGGTGATGTAGGCCTGCTCAGCCATTTGAGAATCAGACTTGCTGCGCATATCGACGCCGTAACGGCGGCTCATTTCAACACGCAACAATATCTCTTTTTCTAAATGTTTCAGCAGCTCCGCTGTGGTTTCAACGTCGTTGTGGCAGTACTCAAGCAGCACCGTCTCCTGCTCGGGACGTATCAGCTCATCATGGTGAATGGGCAGATCCTGCAGCCGGGGCATATGCATTCGCGCTCCATAGGCTTTCAAACCTACAAACGACGGCGCAACCTCAATCAGGTCAATCCAGTCAAAGCGCACCTCAGGCAGCATGTATGAACGCATAGCTACCCAGGGGGCAAGCCGATTCTTGATGATATCATCCGCTATACGCTTGATATCAGATTCGCTGCGACCGTCAACAAACGCCGCAACGATCACGTTGTCAAACTCGCGATTGTTGAACCCGACGAGAGTGCGGTCTTCTTGGCGCATGAACTGCCTGAGCCGAGCGGGCGCGTTCGGCTCATGACGCCAAAGGTCAAACCATTCGCCGGTGTCTACGTCAAGTGCGCAGAACAACGTGCGGTTGCGGTACGTTTCAGTATCAAACACCCAGGTGCTCATCGGTCTTGATTGACGTAACCGGAAGTGGGCTCAGCGTCATCATCAGCTGAGGCGTTCTCAAGCTCAATGAGCTTCTCAAGAAAGTGAACCGCCTTTTGAAGATCCTGAACGCCGTTCTTTTCGTGATAACGCTCAACATACTTCGTCACGCAGCCCACAAAGTAACCGCGACCGTAAAGCCGCCACTGACGATCCCAGTGCTCTTCGCCGCCCTTCTTGTAGTGATCACCGCCGATTTGTTTCAGATTAGCTTTCATAACGCATACCCCGAATGGTGTTGAACAACTTGAGTTCAGATCCGCTCAGGATGAACTCGCTCGCATAAGCCACATAACGGTCATACACCTCGAGCATGCGGCGGTTGCCGAGCCGCACCTCCCGGAGGCAAAACAACGCCCCGTGAGCGATATCGGCCAGCTTGAGCGTGCGCGCCTCGCGAGCGTTGAGGTTGGGGTAACTCAGGCCCGCGTCATTCATGAGCCTGCGCTCAAGTCGATCGACCTGATCACCGATACCGTATTCGCGTTTGGCGGGCGAGGGAATATCGCCGGTGTGTTGCTCGGCGAGGTCATGAAACAACGCGGCTGTTAGAACCTCACGGCTAGCGTCCGGGTCAAGCAGCAACACCAAGCAGGCCACTCCGTGTGAGTGGTGACCTACGGTTTCAAGTTGATGCGTCATGAGGGTGTGAAAGCGTTTGACTTCGCTTCCGTTGAGTATGAATTCAAGGGTTTTTCTCATCACTTAGTTCTCAAGTTAAAAGTTATGAAGCTAGAAACAAAAGTATAACTCGGTTTTTACAAGAACGCCAAATGCTCACGTTGAGCGCTTCTTTTCTTCACGGCGCTCAACCCACTCAATCGCTGCACGACGCCAGTCAGCCGCACCTACGGCACGGGCTTCTTGAAGACCGCTGCGGCCCGCTCGGCGCTCAGCGCTAACGAGCGCTAACTGCCGCGCCGTGTGAGAAAGAAAAGCGTTTTTGTACGGGTTGTTTGCGAACGGGTTAATGCAGAACCATTCACATTCGTACAGGAACAGCTCCGGGTCCGGGTAGCTCATCAACGCTCGGGGAGTGACCTGCCCCAACCAGTAGTAATCAAAATCACGAGCCGAGGGCGGTTGCTCAACGTAACGCTGCGCGTCGTAAAGCTCGGTGTAAAGATGCATGTTGCTACTGACCTGCCGATACAGACCCACGGTCAGTCCGGCCGAAGTTGCAACGAACTCCTGCAGCACGCTGAAGTGCACCGCGTTGGCGCCACACGCGCCCCACCAGATATCGTTGCTGCGGTTGAACACGGTCATGTTCAGCCGACCGTGCCGCACTTCAAAGACTATCTGCGTGTTGCAGGCTTTGTCTTTTGTAGTTTTGATGAGATCCGCTGCATCCCACATCTGAATAACGGCCTGCCGCGTGTTGGGATCTTTCTTCAGCAGCTCGATGACCGCCTTCAGCTGATCAAAACCGAAGTGCCGCCGCCAGCGGTAACCGTAAGCCGCGTTAAACGTAACACCATCATCGCTGTATTGGCCGATGCGGCTGTTAAACTGCTCAAGGAACGCCACGTCGTTGCGCCCCGCGAGCATCCACACCGACTCCAGCAGGTGAAAGATCGGGTTAGCGTCTCGGCCCGGATGAAACAATACGCGCTCATTAGGCCTCAAGTAATTGATGATGAACGTGCCTTCAAAGGTCAGGGCCGGGCCGTTGCGCGTCTGCCGAGTGTCGACCTTGCGAGTGCGTAGTTTCCAGAACATCTCTGAGAAAGCCTCATTAACGTTCGAGCAGGTGATGTTAAAAGTCATTTAGAACTCCGTTTCAGGTTTGTAACGAGTCTTGGGCACGCCTTCGCCCAACACGGTACGAGCGTATTTGCTGTATTCGCACATAATGTTCTGAACATCATGCAGCGTTAAATCGTCAATATCGAGGTAGCTGGCTATAGCCTCTTGAATCTTGATGAGTTGTTGATTGAAGTCCTCAGGTTTCCAACCTGCGCCGGCGGTGCGATTGAGCAGGTAATTTAACCCTCGCGAGCTACCCGGCCCGATCGGTGCATAGGTGTAGAGGTCTTCCGCCGGACCTAAGTGCGCGGGCGAGTAAGTCAGATCAGCAGTCACCTGCCCAGCCATGAAGGTGCTGATACCGAACGACGTGGTCATCAGGTTGACTACGTTTTCAATTTTAGGCCGCTCGTAGTCGATTTCTTCGATGATAGCCTGATTGAGCTGAGCTGCCGGAGCAATGATATGCCGCGCTACGGCGAGGCTCTTCTGACCGTCGGGGTCTTTCTTGGTCGGGTAGACCATGTACGCGCCGCTGTAGACCTTGCCAGCTTTGGCTCTGAAATTTTCAATCGCTGCGCTAAAACGCTCAGGTATGAACTCGGCCGGAGCCACGGGTAAGACCCGTTCGTAAATCAAATGCCGCAGGGTCGGGGGCCAGTTAATCAGCCGCGCTATAAGCAGTTGAAACCATAGGTCTCGGCGCTCTTCATCTGGCTCAATCATATTGGTCAAGATCCAGCGCGTCACGCGGTCATCACGGCGACGAATATTGGTGAACTTGTAATCACGCAGCACCGAGTCATTAGTGTAGGGCGCTTCGCCTCCCCGCTCTTTGACAATTCGAATGACTTCGCGCTCCCACGTGAAGTAAAGCACCCCGTCAAGGCTAGCTATTTCTTCACGAGTCCGAGGTCTCGCAAACGGGCATTCCTGTATCATCGTTCAAACTCCTCAATTATGTTCAACAGCTCAGGGTGCGGGTCAGTGTGATCAATCAGACGTACGTCATACCCCGCACTACGTAGATTCTTATAACAGTTCACCACTGACTCAAATTTGTCGATGAGGTTCTTAGGGTTAAACGGTTTGTCGTTACCGGCGTCGAGCCGGCGCTGTTTGACGCGGTCAATGCAAAGATCCAGCGGCGTGTTCAAGAATGCATACACATCACAGCCGGTGGGGTGAACGGCCTGAGTCACAGCCCCGCCCAGCCCACTGGCTGAAACCAACGCCCCCTCGTAGAGCACATGCCCATGTGGATGAGCACGCAGTATCTTATCGGCTATTTCGGCCTGCGTCTTGATGGCGTCCGTGCCGCCGCAGACGTTATCATATTTACCGATGATGAACAACGGCTGTTGAACGGTGGGCGGCTCAACACGATAGCCGGCGATGCGCGGGCCGCTCATCAACGTCTGATTAGGGTAGGTGAAAAAGTGCCTAATGGCGGTGGTCTTGCCTGAACCAAAGGTGCCCGCGACTCGCAGGATGACGTTACGCATGTTCTAAGTTCTCCGTTATGAAATATTCCGCTCGGTAGGGTTGCCCCGTGCGGGGAAATATACCTGCTTTTTCGCGCAAAGACAAGCGCTCCGTTTCACACTCAGCTCTCAGCCAGTCAGGCAGCCCTTCAGCGCGGATATCTTTGAACACCTCCGTAAAGGTCTGCTGCCCCCTCGCGTCGGCCCACTCAATGCGTTCCTGCGCCATGTCGGCGTAAACGCCGGGGTAACGTCGACCGAAGAAATGGTTTTTGAATGTGCACAGGTTCGACTCTAACGTAAAGTAAGATATATATGGGGTGTCGTGATTCTGTTCTGAAAACTCAAAAAGAATGTTTTCAGCCTGCCCATTCAGCCAAGAGCACATTTTACCGAAGTTATCATAATTGCCGTCAAACTCGTTATTCGCCCGTTTGTCCCATACTAGCTCATCGCGCCCGAGCAGGAACAACATACCGTTACGGTGAGAACGGCTGCCCGATTTGTCACTGAACAGCAGGTCGTCACAATCCGCACCGTAGCCGTTCAAAAAGACATACTCAAGGTAGCTAAATGATGATAGTCTCCCAAAAGAAAAGTAACAGTTGCGCACAAGGTCCCATAATTGGTCATACGGGCCGGTGAGCATGTTAACTTGTGACCCGTGTTCGGCAACCAACTCGGCATACATCTTTATGGCCTGAACGGTTTCCTTCTTTTGATACCGCCGGTCGGTGTCAAACTGCAGCGTGTCCCACTCGTCGTTGAACCATTTTTCAAACCCGGTTAACGCCGCCCTAGCGGGGGGCACCGAAGGCAGTCGCGTAAACAGCCGCAGCGAAGTGATAGGGTTCTGCGTCATGCCGTTCAAAAACGCAAACCACAACCGCTGCTCGGCGTCCCAACCGTAACGCTGGGCCAACTCGGGCATGTACAGGTAGACAAGACCGGGCATGATGCCGTGGGTTAAATTAAGGCCGTAAAGCTTATCAAAGTACCCTCGGCGATTTTCAAGCAGGCGGTAATCAATCATCGCTGAGACTCCTCAATAAAAACGTCAGCTGCTACAAATGCGTTCATGGCGTCTTCCTGCCAAGACGTTTCGTCATTCGCGGCAAACTGCAGCATGAAAAACATCGCCACCACCTCGCGCAGTGTCATTTCGCGAGCGGGTTTTCCGCCAACATCATTATCATCCATTTTCAGTTCTCCTAGTGTAAAAGGGTTCTATGACTTTGGGGTTGGGAGCTGAACCTACAATCCAAAAACCCCAGGAGTCATCCTGCGGTATGAGGCGCTGCTCGCGCTGCCAACGCCAGATCTTAGCTTCGTAAGTCGGGTGGAAGTCAATACCGTCAAACCGCTCGCCTTTGAACTTATCACTATAACGACTGTAGCCCGTGGTGTGCAGGCTATGATGTTTCCACGCGAACGGTAGGTGCGTAATGTCTACACCGATGTGCTCCATACGCTCGCGTACCCAGGCGTGCTTTTCCGGACCTATACCCACCGTGATGAGCTTTTCAAGATTGTGAGGTTCACGGCTCAACCCCAGCAGCACGCTGCAGAGACTATTGCACGAGCCGGCGGGCATGACTAAGGTCTTCACCTCCGGGGGCAGGTTTCGGGTCTGGTTGGCGCCGACCTCATGAAACTTACGCACTTCTTCAGCCGAGTAGCGAGCGTGGGGCAGCGTGATGCCGTACTCGACGACCAGCGAAGTTTCCTGCGCCAGGTCGGCCACCCGGCGCTGTATGATCGGATTATACGGACCATTGGCAAATTCAAACTCTGCTCCGAAGCCGTAGGCTATGCGCGGGTTTTCGTGCGTCAACACGGTCTGAGGCCGACTGTAAACAATTTGACGACTCTTCAAACCGTAATGCGCCCCCACGATTGCGCTCATACTCAGCTGAGGAGATTGAATGCTCGCTCCGGTGACGATATGCGTGCGGCCAGGGCGGTAACGATTCACATACCATATCAGCTGGCGCATCTTTGAACCGTTGGGACCGCCGTAGCCGAGCGGCGCAAAGTGATCATCGCGTTTGAACCAGATGCCCGAGCGGTTCTGCCACGGGGTGAGCAGGCCCAAGTGTTCATCCCACTTGATGCGGCTGCGGTCCATTGACAAAACCGGAAACACCGTATCGCTCATACCAGCTCCTTCAAATATAGCACTTCGCTCAGAACCCTCAACCAGTGCTCGCGACCCAACCGACCCTGAGTAAACCGCTCAAGATGATAACGACACATGAGCGGCGCGTGCTCACCGTGCATACGTATCATCTTGAGCGCGACTTGGCGAACTGTCATTCTAGTTCCTTTTAAATTAAATTCCAACCGAACCGAAACAAGTAGCTCAGCACTCGCATTGCTAAACCCAACGCCACTGCGCTAAACGCCAACAACCCCACCCAGCTCAAAATCCAAACCACAAAGAAGACATTTTCGCGGGACATGTTAAACCCCCTCATTGACAAGTTGAAACTGCCGACTGTTGACTTCAACCACTTTGAGTTCGCCGACCTTGGCTGCCCGATACAGCTCGCGGGTGAGGCGATCTTGCTGCGCGGAACTCATCCAATCAGGTCGCGCCACCCACATGCGGTAAGCATTGGGCCAGGTTTCCCCCGTGTTCAGGCAGCGAATCGTGCGCGGCAACCGCAACGACTCGCTCATGCTGGGGCGCTTGAGCACCTTAGGTTGAGCGGGTTTTTCAACCGGAGTCGGGTGCTGATTGATGACCTTAGCCGGTGAGGACGACTGAAGCCGCTGCCAGAGCTCCGTGCAGCGCTTGATAGCGGTGGCTCGGTCACTAAACCGACGCACCGGGCGCTCGGCGTGTTCATTGTAAAATTTAACTAGGGAGTTGTTAGGTACGCTACTAAAGTTCATCATGTTTTCCTCTCAAAACGGAGCTGGTTCAAAGTCGTCAGGGTTGGTTTCATTCTTGGGATTACGGGCGAACTTTATTTTCGACACGTGAACGTAAACCCATTGCGGGAACGGCCAGTTGGTTTCTTGATTGATGAGCCGCACCGCGCAGGTGTTGTCTTCTTGAACAGACTCAAGCACCCCTAGGCCCGAGGGTGTCATGACGCGGTCACCTTTTTGATGATATCTCATACGTCCTCCACGACTACGTAAGGTATATCAAGCGGAGCCTCAATCGCGTCAAGGTAGCTGTCGATAGCCTCCTGCCGGGTGCTGCCGTAGCCGACGCAGTAGCCCGGCTCGTAGTTAACGCTGAACGCCGCCCAGTCATAGCGGTTGGTCGGCACAGGAGGCGCGTCGTTAATGACGCGGATCTCGATGATGTCGTTATCTGTTTCGCGTCTCATATGCGGCCTCTTTGACGTAGGTTTCAACTTCAAAATTGATGCGATCTTCATCGGCACGGGTCAGTTTCTTAGCCAGCCACGGGGCTGACCGCCCCCGGCGATCGAGCACCTCCCACTCGGACTCAAACCAGCCCAAGTAATCAAGATCGCTAGAGGCATTGCGGTCAAACGAGCCTAGCTTGCCATCAACCCAGCTCACCCCGATGAGGCAAGGGATGCCGGCTACTTTAGACTCAAAACGATACAGATGCTCCATGACTTACTCCTCGGTTGAGATTTCTAAATTGATGTCGGCGAGAGCCATTTTCAGCTCAAGCGACAGTATGAATGCTTCGGCCTGCCGTGTGCCGATGAACCGAGGGTCGCGCCATTCTTCAACGCTTGATGACTCAAGCAGTTTGAGAAAGGCGATGATTTCTGAAATGTTTTT